CGCAGCTTCCAGTCCTTGTATTCAACGATGTACGGCCCGAGCTCGGCGATGCCGGCCTGCTGCAGCAGCGCGATCGCGCGGCCAGACTTGTTCTCGATGCCCTGCCCGATCAGTGCCGGGTTAGGCCCGAAGTTCTCCAATTCAGACTTGGCGTCCTCCAGGAACTTCAACTGGCCGGCCATGTCGGCGAGCGTCTTCTGGTCGTCGAACTCCGGCTTCTCGAGGTCCCACTCGATCCAGCCATCCGGCCGCACGGCCTCCTTGCGGGCCTTCTCGACGTCGAGCGAACCCTTGCGTGACATGCCGCGGCGCGTGTTCAGGAGATGCAGCGCCTTGCTGTACCTGTGGTTGATCTCGTCCTGCGTGTCCTTGAGGTTGCGCACGAAGCCGTAGCGATCGCCGTCGTGGTCGACCGAGCAGGAGAACATCACGAACTTGCTGATCGGCGCGTCGTCTTCATTAAAGAACGGCGTATGGCCCTGCTTGAGCACCACGCTGCCGGCGTAGATGCACCAGCACCAGCCGTCCTGCTTGCGGTACCAGTGATCGACCAGGCGCACCTTGTCCTTGTCGGTGTCGACCCACTTGCCCTCACGATCGGTGTCGGCGCCGAGCTCTGAGCCGGACGTCGACATCTGCTCGATCTCGTCGGCCTTGTCGGGGAATATCTGCTTGACGATCTCGACGTCGGCCCACTTCGCGACACCCTCGAAATACGAGTCGCTGAAGTCATGCTCGTACGATCGCGGATCATAGAAATAGCAGTCGGGCGCGACCGGGTTGAGGTGCAGGTCGTAGTCGCCAAACTTGGTCTCGACCAGCTCCATCTCGATGCCGCCGAGGCCCTCGATCGCAGCCTCGCGCGCCGCCCGTGACGAGAGCGACTCCCAGCGGTTGCTGTCCAGCACGAACCGGATCACCGCGGTGGCGATCTCTGCCGCCTGCTCATCGTCGGGGTTGCGAGGGTAGGCCTTGGGGTCTTGCCGCAGCCGCTCGATCAGCCCGACGACGGCGTTGATCTTGCGGCTTATGCGGTTCTTGGTGATCTTGGGCTGGCCGCGCTTCTTCAGGAGCGCCAGTTCTTCCGGCCCCCACTGGTTGCCGTGGAAGTAGTGCCGGGACTCGCGCTTCTCGTCGATCTCGTTGGCCTTGGTCGACAGGTAGTTCCGGTATTCCTTCCGTAGCTCCGACACCTCGCGGTAGCCGCCCTCGTCCTCGTCCGGCTCTGCCGCGCTGCTGTACACGGCTCCGCCGGTGCCCGGAGCCGGCGCGCCGTAGCCGTTCACTGCTGGCATTCTGTTGTCCGGTTATATGCGCTATCCAGCGCCCGCATGATCTCGTCGCGCTGTAGTTCGATGCCCCACTTAGCGAGCAGCCTGTGCGCCGGCGTGCGGCTCTTCAGGCGCGGCGGCCTGATGTTCTCGATCCGCCCGCGCAACATCGCGTAGCGCCACGCAAAGGTAGGGACTGGCATTCTGTTGTCCGTCGCTAGAGCATTTTCACGGAGAGCTCGTCGTGGTCGTTGCGCGCGCGGTAGTCGTTGCGCGTGTTGCGCGGCTCTGGCTTGGCCTTCGGCGTGCCGACCACCATCAGGTCGAGCAACTGACCGACGAGGCCTAGCGCGTCACCCTGGTCGTCGTGGCGCCCGACCCACAGCGACAGCAGCTCCGATCGGAACTCAGAATACCAGTGTGCGTTGATCGGAACGTAGAGGCCATTGAGCGCCATGCGCCCACGTATGGACTGTGCGCGTGTCGCCTTGTCGCCGCGTGTGGGAAACTGCTCACGCACCGTATAGGCGGAGCGCTCCCGCATGCGGCGCTCAAGGAACGGGCCAATGCCGGCCTTGATCTGGCCGGTCTCCTCGCCCCATGCGAGCGGCTTCCATTCCCTGACGAGGTCGCAGAACGACTCCACCCACTTGTCGGCGCTGGCCTGCTTGCGCCACAGGTCGAGCAGGTACATGCGCCCCTCGGGGTCGACACCCACGACCACGTGCACGGTGTAGTCGCCACCGGCTTCTGTGACCGCATAGTCGCTGGCGCCGTAGACACTGAGCGTCTCACGCGCCGGCACCTTGTCGTAGGGCAGCAGCCACTCGGCCTTGAAGAACGCACCCTCCTCCGGTGAGGGAGCCTGCTGATACATCGAGGACCACATCATCGCGGTTTCCTCGCGCTGCCTGGCGCGCAGGAAGTCCCCGTAGTTGTAGGGCGGCTCGTCCCAGAGATACTCACCCGGCTTGCGGCCGAGCATGTCGTCCTCGCCGGCAACTGCAGGGATCGAGATCACGCGCCCGCGGATCTGTCCTGCCTCCATCTGCTGCAGCACGCGGCCGGCGATGTCCTCCTCATGCCAGCGGGTCGACATAAGTATCCGCTTGGCGCCAGGCTTCAGGCGGGCCGAGAAGTCCGACAGATACCAGTCCCATCGCTTCTGCCGGATGGTCGACGACAGCGCATCCTCGCGTGAGCCGAAGAAGTCATCGCCGAGGCCGAGGTCCGCGCGAAAGCCTGCGATACCAACTCCGGCACCGACGCCATAGTACTCGCCACCGGTCGAGAGCGCCCAGCGATCGCTGGCCTTGTTGTCGTCGGACAGTTGCACGCCGAGCTGCGTCGAATAGAGCGCGACATCGTTCCGCACCCGCCTTCCCCATCGTTGCGCGAACTCGACGTTGTGCGTTGCTGCGAGGATGGAGTTGCCCGGATAGCGGGCGAGATACCACGAGGGGAAGAGGATGCTGACGTAGGTCGACTTGGCCGAGCCGGGAGGCGCGAACAGCAGCAGCACCTCCTCATCGCCGGCGAGGAACTCCTCGATCTCGTTGATGATGAGCTGATGGTGCCTGGCGGGTTCGAAGCCGCGGTAGCGCGCCCACTCAGTGAGAGACTTTCGAATGATCCGGCGATGCAGCAGTGCCGCGGCTATCTTCTTCCTCCTCGGCGAGGAGGAGGGCAAGCTCCGCATCACTGTATTGGTCTGGGTTGAAACTGACATCGAGCCTCTTGCGCTCTACGAACATGCCGATCTCTTTGCCGAGCAGCTCGAGCGCTCGGTTGGCGACCGAGCCCTCGTAGGTGTAGTGGATCACCTCTCCGTCGCTGTCGGCAACCGGCACTCTCTGGAGCGCACGCTCGGCGTTCTCGCGCAGCCGCGCCATCACCCAAGCGCGATCCACGACAGCTTTGTCAGCCGCTTTTCCCAGCAATTCGTCGGTTCTGTGGCGTATGTCAGCATTTGTCAGCAGGCGTGAGGCATTGCGGCGCGCGGCCTCTGGCGATGCTGCGAAACCCGCTGCGATATAGGCTTCGGTCGCATTCATGCCCTTGGCGAGACCGCAGGCGAACCGTTCGTGACGGGCGTTAGGCAGGACTGGCATTTTATCCCATCGCCATCAATGCGAGCAGGAGGATCATCGCGGCGCTTGTGAGGGCGAGCATGTATGCGATGCGGGTCGCGCGGCGTTCGTGGTCACTCTCGGAGAGTGATCGGCGGTATTGGTCGAGCATGGTTTGGCTCTGACGTAAGGGACACCGGCGCGCTGTGGTGGGACGCGCCGATGCCCGTGCCGGATGCTTGGGCTAGGTTATCCGGCACGATTGTGCCGCCCGCCTCGCGTGGGGCAGTGCGCGCGGCACAGGTCTGGATGCTGCTTGGGACATGGCGATATTGTCCGACATTTGTTCCACCGTCAAAGAAATTTATTTGGGCCCGGCTCTAACCCCCCTGGTTAGAGCCAATGAGCGGGGTCTAACCCCCCTGGTTAGAGCCAGGCGGCGGTTAAACGAGAGGGGGGGTCATTGCGAAATGCGCTGGCTGTGGGTCGCCTAGGCGTGCTGTCCGCCGCGGAGCCAGCGTCCGTTGCGCCACATGCCGCGGCCGCCGACGTAGATCTTCATGGGCACCGTCGAGGTCGCGTCGGTCGTGCGGTCGGGGGCGAATGAGAGGGCGAAGGTGGGTTGGGTTTTGGCGGGCTCGTCGAGGTATTCGACGGTGATGGTATCCCCGAGGAAGTGGGCGATCACGGCGGCGACGGATCGGTCGATGCGGCGCATGACCTGACGTTCGCTGCAGTCCTCGCGCTGGGCCAGGCGCCACGCTGGGACGCCGAGGGCCCATGCCGTGATGCGGCGCAGGGCGTCATCGCCGAGGTCACGGCGCAGCCACGCCAGCCACGGGGCCACGCGCTCGGCCTGGGAGATCTCGGCGGCGCTTGGGGTGAATGCCCGGACGGATGCGGATGCGTAGCCGTAGGCCTCCTGGATCGAATGCACGGGCTCGAGGCCGGACGATCGCCATCCCTGGTAGCGTTTGTCGGGGTCGCGCGCGGCGGCCATGGTCATGAGCGCGTTGCGCAGGATCTCGCGGACGGTCAGCAGCAGCTCGGCGGGTGTCATCGCCGGCATCGCCAGCTCCTGCCGTTGGTGACCTTGCGCATGCCGTGGCGGGCGCAGACGTTGGCGTATGCCTTGCGCGCGGATGGGGTCGCCCTGACGTAGGGGAC